TTGGCATCTATCAAATTTGACAAATTTGGAAACTTAACAAAGTATCCGGTTATAGAGTGTGACAGTTGGCAACAAGGTTTCTTGGAAGCCCAACAGCACTATAGTCATGCAGTGTTTTTATCGTCGGGTACGGTATTCACAGACACAGCAGAATTTCTAAGAATCTTACACAACTATCCACACCAAGGACTAATAGGACACATAACCGACAAAGAGAACTACTGCCTGCATCCACAATGTTTTTTATTAGAACTTGGTGCGTTTTCGGTTGATGACTTTGACATAGCAGATTACAGCATGTCGGTGATCAGAAGCGATAAAAATATACATCATGACTATACGCCATTATGGTTACGTCCCGGTAACGAAGTAACGCACTATACAGGCAAGAACTTTGGTGAACGTCTGATTGCAGCTCAGCTGGCACGTGGGAAGATTGTGACCAATTGGAACAACGCCATTAGACAGTTTAAACAATATCTCTACACACCCGAACTTGTTGACGCTTACGTGCAAAGCCAACAAGACTATTTTGATCTAGCAGAAAATCAATTGTGGGTATTCAACAACGAAACTGTCACTGTGGCGCCTCAACATGATCGTCTAGTGACCCCGGCAAGTGGATTATTTTGGATGTTGAGTTTGATAAATATCAAAACACAATCTTTAGACTTAGTTGACATAAGTCGCCCGCAACTGCAACTGGCCAAAGAACTATTAACCAATTGGGACGGTACCGATTACGGATCGTTTGTGTATGATTTTATGAAGCGCAATCGAATTGTACACTACAATTTAGAGAACCCAAATCTAAGCAAACAAGAACGTGTGCTGTTATTGAAACGATCTGTTTTTGTGGATAGAGTCAATACAGTATTTGAAAAACATGTGCCTGTGGACTTTTCGGCTCGCTGGCAAGACGCCAAAACAAAAACTGTAAAGTTTCATAATCAAGACATAATTGATTTTTTAAAAACCACAACCGGATCATTTGATGTTTGGATGTCAAACATATTAGATTACAAATATACCATGCTCAAGCATTCAATTGTAGAGCTAAAACAATATGACCACTATACAACAAGCCAGTAGATTGTTTGCAAACAAAAATAAATCTTGCCGACTGGACTGGCCCGAATACAACCCGCAAGCCACTGGCGAATGGATTCGTACACAGAGTGGTCTACCATGGCTGCAACTGGATGTGACAATCCCCACAGAACACATACTCAAAGAAGTATTGGCAATTAAAGATTATTTTGTTGATCATAGAACCGACTACAGCGAACACACTAGCTGGCGCAGTTTTTGTATACATGGAAAGTCATACAATGCCACACGTGAGGATGATTATTACAACGACAATAGACCACATACATGGACCGATGTGGCCACTAGACTAATGCCAAATACTGTTGAATTCTTTAAGACACAATGGCCGTTGACCGAATACTCGAGGTTGCGTGTAATGGAACTGGCACCTGGCGGAATTATTAGTGTGCATCGGGACGGAGATTTTGGCAAGATCATGCGTCCCATCAACATTGCAATCACACAACCTGCTGAGTGTGATTTTTGCATGGAAGGATATGGCACAGTGCCATTTGAAACTGGTAGCTCGTATCTACTCAATGTTACCAATCGTCATACAGTAATAAACAACAGCAATCAATATAGGTATCATATTATTATTCACCATCCGAACATCGAAAGGCTTGACTCTTTGATACTAAAGTCATATAATAAGTCTTATGCAAGTTAAGTTAATAATTCGAGATGAAGTAAACGTCAAACTTGAAGGATTGGATGTCAGTGTACGCAAGAAACTGGTAGACAAGTTCAAGTACGAAATCCCGGGCGCACGTTACCAGCCGGCAGTACGATTGGGACGTTGGGACGGTAAAGTACCATTTTTTAATCTAGGTGGTACAACATATATCAACTTGCTACCCGAGATCTTGCCTATCTTGGAAAACTTAAACTACGATGTCGAACTAGAAGACCATCGTGATTATAGCACACAGTTTGAATTTGACGAGATCCGAGAAGATACATTTGCAGACAAAGTTTGGCCCAAGGGACACCCGCGTGAGGGCGAGCCCATTTACTTGCGTGATTATCAACCCGAGATCTTAAATAGATTTTTACAAAACCGGCACAGCGTACAGGAAGTGGCCACAGGTGCAGGTAAAACAATTATGACCGCGGCACTAAGTCAGGCAGTAGAACGATATGGGCGTAGTATTATTATTGTGCCTAACAAGAGTCTTGTTACACAAACCGAAGCCGACTATAAGAACTTGGGTTTGGATGTGGGTGTGTACTTTGGTGACCGTAAAGAGATAGGTCGTACGCACACAATCTGTACTTGGCAAAGTCTCAATATCATGTTGAAGAATACCAAAGCCGGAGATGCCGAAGTTGACATCGGTGACTTCATTGAGGGTGTTGTGTGTATCATGGTCGACGAAGTACACATGGCCAAAGCCGACGCACTCAAAACTCTACTCACCGGAGTGTTTGCACACATACCAATTCGCTGGGGTCTGACCGGAACAATTCCCAAGGAGGATCATGCGAGGATAAGTATACTTTGTAGCCTAGGCCCGGTTGTTGGTCGTCTCAGTGCTAGTGATCTTCAAGAGGCAGGACATCTTGCCAACTGTCATGTTAATATTGTACAATTGATTGATCACGTAGAGTACAAAGAATATCAGCAGGAACTAAAGTACCTATTGGAAACCACAGGTAGGTTGACCTATATGCGTAATTTGATTCTCAAGGTCAATGCTACTGGAAATACACTAGTACTTGTTGACCGTGTGGCAACAGGAAAACTGTTAGTAGAATATTTAGGTGATCAAGCGGTATTTGTAAGTGGTGCCACTAAAGGCACAAAACGACAGGAAGAATACGATGAGGTGGCGACTGCGACTGGGAAGATTATTGTGGCGACTTACGGTGTGGCCGCTGTGGGTATTAATATTCCAAGGATTTTTAATCTGGTTCTTATTGAGCCCGGAAAGAGCTTTGTACGTGTTATACAGAGCATTGGGCGAGGCATTAGACGAGCAGAAGACAAAGACCACGTCGAAATCTGGGATATAACCAGTACCTGTAAGTTTGCCAAGAGGCATTTGACAAGTCGCAAGAAGTTTTACACTGAAGCGCAGTACCCATATTCAATAGAAAAGGCTGAATGGCAATGAGAATTTTAACTCTGGAAAACGTCTCCTACGAGATGAACGAGATACCAAATGAAATTGACGAGCTCAATTTTTGTGTGCTGGACAACAGCAACCCCAAGGAACCCGACTACTTTTATATCCCGTTGATCTTTATGGAATCGTTTAACAGTCCGGCCCTGGTGTTGCGTATTGGTGAACATATTATACGTATGCCTGTGGACTGGCAATTACTCATTGGTGAAAAGGATGTTGGCGACTTAGAAGTAGTGCCCTTGACGTCGATTAACGATCGTGGGTTCAGTGCATTTGCATTCAATCCCAAGACCAGTTTCCGGCCCGACTTTTATCCTGTAGAGATTGTGGACATTTATCAAGACGTCAAATGGTATTTCCCTAAACTCAAGCCCGGCCAAATGTTGGCAGTTCCGTTACAGGAAGGGGTCGAAGGGCCCATGTGTGTGTACTTTGTCAAAGACATTTCGAGACAAAGTGAGGTAGTGGATTATAATAAGGTGTGGTAATATGAAAATTGGATTTAATTGTAGTAGTTTTGACCTGTTACATACTGGACATGTGACAATGTTAAAGATGGAAAAACAACTGTGTGACTATTTGATTGTGGCCTTGCAAACAGACCCCACAATTGATCGCCCAGGCGTTAAAAACAAGCCTATACAAAGCACATACGAGCGTTATGTACAATTACAGGCATGTCGGTACGTGGATGAAATCTTAGTATACGATACTGAATACGATTTGTTGCAAATGTTGCAAACACAAACCATGCACATTCGTTTCCTTAGTGAAGAATATGCCAACAGGGACTTCACAGGCAAGCAGTACTGCATTGATAACGGAATAGAATTGCATTACCACAAGCGCACACACGATTACAGTTCTAGTGAACTCAGAGCACGTACCGCCCGATTGGAAAACAGCAAAACCAAAGATAAAGTGGAAGCATTGCCACAGTACAGTCCAGAAATGGCCAAAAAGATTCGAGACGAGCATAGGCAGCGATGAGCGATATTTTTGAAAGTCCGGATGGTGGAGGTACTATCTATCGTCGTTTGCCCGGAACTAGCGAACGCGAACTGTACCAAGACAATAGAACACATGATGGCCAACCCTTGATTGATCACATAAGAGAACAAAAGATGTGGGGCGAGATTCACCAAATGGCTCGAACAGATGCAGGCTTGCAAGAGTTACTGGAACGTGCTATAGTATACTA